ATGATAAAAACACAAATACAATAACAACATATTCACAATGTGGATGTGGGTTACAAGGAGATTATAAATATCATACAGCAACATTCTTGAATTATTGTCCACATTGTCACCGATATGGTACACTTCATTACACCCATGCAGAGGGTATTCCTGAAGGAAGAATCACATGTGGTGATGGATATGGAAATGGTGGATGTGACAGTGATTATTGTGCTGTTTGTGGTAAAGAAGAAGTTTATCATGGAGCAATGTGGCTAACTAAAGGTAATCCTGCACCGGTGAATCAGACTATAGAGACAAGTCCATATAAAGCACCAACTAAGATGGATTATTTAAAACTGAAATTAAAACAACCATTCGGGGCAATATAAATTCCCCACATTTTTTATTTGGAGGAATACAATGATAATGAAAGTAGAATCAATAGAAAACATTTATATTGTATGTGAAGATTCAGATGAAGGTATTGACTTACGTGATAAGTTAATAGATGTTGGAATATATTGTACAGCATTAAATGGATATGATAAATGGGTTTTACGTATTGCTAGGGAAGATTTAGATGAAGATAATTTTAATGATTTAAATGATATAATTAGTTAATGCTGATATAGCCTAGTTTGGTACGGTAGCAGAGTGCTAATCTGTAATGTGTAAAAACATCGTAGGTTCAAATCCTACTATCAGCGTTTGGTGTCGTGGCATATTGGTGGTGCAGGAGGTTGCAGTCCTCTATAAGCCAGTTCGATTCTGGTCGATACCTTTAGGAGTGATAATATATGAATGAAGATTTAAATAATATTCAATGTAAAGAATGTGGAACACCCACAGACCTAGTAGATAATGAATTTGCTGTTGATGGTGTTTTTAAGGTTGATAATAAAGAACATCGTTATTATATGTGTAGAGACCCATTATGTGGGGCATATAGACTTGTAGTTAAATAAGACATGTAGCATAACAAGGAATGTACTCGACTGATAATTGAGAGAGAGTAGGTGCAAGTCCTACCATGTCTATTGGATAGGTGTAAGAGAATGGTATTCGGCTGGTCTTGAAAACCAGTGTCCTTGTGGCGTGCAGGTTCAAATCCTGTCCTATCCGTTTGTGTGGGAACTCCTGCACTTGGCACACGACTTTAAGAGGGTCACGTCCTGCATGACGTTAAACTGCACCATTAGGCTTTGTAGTGTAGTTTGGTGAGCACCTGACGTTTGGAGCGTCGAAACCCTGGTTCAAATCCAGGCAGAGCCATTAGGAGTGATATTTATGAAAGTATATGTAGTTGTAATAGTAGTTCCATATGAAGGAATGACAATAGAAGAAGTATATACAAATAAAATAGAAGCAATTAACCATATAGAATCATTTAATAATATAGAAGGACATAATGATAATAGACATGCCGAATATGCTGATATATATATTAGAGATTTAAAACATAAATATGAGGGAGCATAGTGTAAAGGTTGCATCTGGGATTCCAAACCCCAGGGAGTGAGTTCGATTCTCACTGTTTTCCATTAGGAGTGATAACAATGAAGTTTAAAGTTCTAGATCATTATATTAAATCATGGATTATTATGAGTATAGAAGAAAATCCAAAGGTTGTTGCAAGATTTCCAATAGAAGACTATGGAGATAATATAGCAAGAGCATTAGCTCATGATTATTGTGAATTTATGAATGATAAATATCATGATAAGAATATTAATGAAGAATGGGGTAGTATTAATAGAAGTAATAGAATAAAATATCATTTAGAACAGTTGATGTTATTAAATAGTAAGAAAAGAATCCATTGGAATAAACATGGAAATGGTGTAGAATAATGAAAAGAAAAACTAGAATGTCAGATGATAATAAATGGATTATTCATACAATATATTTTGAAACATGGGAAGAAAGACAATGGAAAAAACTTAAAGAATTTTTTAAAAGCATGATAGCAGATTTAAAAGCTGCTATATTTTAGGATGTATAGCTTAACAAGGAAAGCATCCGGCTCATAACCGGGGGAGAGTAGGTGCAAGTCCTCTTACGTCCATTATGGTGGTATAGCATAGAGGCTTATGCACTCCCCTTGTAATGGAATCGTTAAGAAAGGTTCTGCTGTAGCAGGTCAATCTCATGAGATTAATCCTGTAATTAGGATTCTACAAGATAGGGAGGTCACGCCGGTTCAAATCCGGCTACTACCTTTTGTTTAATAATTATGAACTATTGTGTTTGTTGGTGGGATAACATATAGTGAGTGTAAGGGAACATCCAATCATCTCAACTAAGCGACAGTTACATTTCTGTCGCTCCTTTTATTTTAACGAAGTAGATGACAATAATTGAAGAGGAGGGATTACATGAAAGATAAAGAATGGCTAACATGTGCAGTCAGTCCACAATTTAAGAAAGACGTGGAACAATATGTAGAAGAAAATAGTTATACTATTAGCTCCTTGATACGTGAACTATTGAGAAGAAAGATATATCCAGATAATGAAAACTAATAAACGAGGGTGAGATGATGGCAGAAGAGTTTATAAGAACAGTAGAAATTCCAAGTGTTAAATTAGAAATAGTATTAGATAAAGAATTTTATGATGAATTAATAGATGCCAAAGAAGAATGGGAAGAAATGAATGGTAGAGAATATTCTGTTGGTGAATACTTAATGCATACTGTAACAACGCTAATGTCAAATCTATCAACATTAGAAAAGATAGCAGGTGTAGATAGTATAGATTCTAAAGAAGGTACACATGGTATGTACAATTAGAGGTGATAATATGGAAATAAAAATAGACACTAAAAGGGCAAGACGTGATGTAAACAAACTAACACAAGACGTTAGAGTATTTGAAGAAGTATTTAAAGACTCATACTTAAAGAAAATATTAAACACACAAGTAAATGAATTAGGTAAACTACGTAAAAAACATAAGAAAGCAGGAAGATATATAGCAGAACTTATATTTGAAATGGAAGTTTTACAAAAAACGGTAGATATTTTATATGAAGAAAATAATAAATTAAGACAGGAAACACGAACAGGTTATGCTGAGAGGTTAGACGAGTGCAATTGTGATAGTTGTAGGGATAGTCAATACAGACGGTAAAGTGAAGCCTTGACCGATTTTAGTGGTAGAAAAGCTGAGTCGGCAAGATTGCCTAACTATACGTTAGAGTAATAAACATCAGGTGATGTAATATGGCATATAAAGAAGTCGAAGTAGGTAAAGCAACAGTAGTTGATTTTAAGGATGAGAATAAAAAATACGTTGAGGGTATGGAATTTGAAGGTATATTCCTGGGCGTTAAGGATTTTATTAATAAGAGAAATGGTAAACCTGGACGTTACTTTAGGTTCTCCGATGTAGATGATGAAGACGTGAATTATATTGTATATGATTCTGCTGCATTAGGAAACAAAATGGAGAAAGTAAAATACGAACAAAAGGTTAAAATTGTATTCTTAGGGTTCAAGAAAAGTGTTAAAGACCCAACTACAGAGTACAAGGACTTTGCAGTATATAGAGATGAATAGATATGATATTAGGGAGAGGTTATTAATTTAATTTCTCCCTACATTTTTATTTCGGTAATTTTTATATTTATAGAAGGTGATAGTTAATGGATGTTGAAACAACAATGAAAGAGGGGGTGATGCTCCGAATCATAGATGAAAACAAGTTAGAAATATTAACTGAGGAAGATGTTGTTTTTGAAAGTATAAGATTAAACAAACCATTACTTGATATTAGTATTGGTGGACAGTTTGGAACACTATTAAAACGTAAGATAGGGAAGGCATATATTAGTAATGGTGTTAGTCCAGATATGAGTGCTGTTATAATTAAAGAAGGACTTTATGATGCTATATGTGAATTACAAGATCAACATATGGACAACCTTGAGAACAGTGATGAACTTAAACAAGTAGAACGAGTAAAACAATTAGAAGAAGAGAACAAAATAATCAATGAACAAGCAGAAGAGTTTTATAAATTCTTACAGGAACATGACTTAACCTTATTTGGTTATATTGAATATCTATCAAGATGGTTTAGTGGTGGTGAGGCACGTAATGTTATCATTGGTCTTTTATGTTGTTTTGGAACGTTTAGTAAGATTAAACCTTTATGGTTTATGGCTTTAGGTAAGGCTGGTGAGGGTAAATCCTTCATTGAATTTGCTGTTTTACAACTTGTACCCAGTAAATTTCAAGAGAATGGTCTTAAAACACCTGCTGCATTGATTCGTAAAGGTCAAACTATTGGAGCAGACTATTTAGATGGTATGTGTATAACTATGGGTGATTTAGGAGACCCCAAAGATTATGAAAAATATCGTGAAGTTATGCACAAGTTTAAGAAGATGACAACAGAAGGACACGATGAATGGGAACTTGTAGGAGATACTATAAACCAAGAAACAGGTCAGCGTGATGTTATATTACAGGAATTAACAGGTTATCCTGCTGTAATATTTACTTCAGTTAATTCAGAGAATGTAGATGATCAATTTATAAGCAGAGGATTAACAGTAACACCAGAAGCAACTGATGAGCAAGTGTCTATGTTTATTAAATACATGCAGAATGGTTCAATATGGAAACAGAAAACAGATTACATAACAAGAAATCATTTACCTTTACTCCATGGATATTTACAGAGTATAGATTATGATAATAGTTTTGTAATAAACCCATACTATGACTGCCTTGAATTATGGTTTGCAGAAGATGAATACTTTAAACGTGCATTAACTAAGTATCCTGAACTGGTTAAAATAGTAACATACTTACATTCTCATGAACGTGAATATATCATGAAGGATGGTGTTAAATATTATATTAGTACCAAAAAGGATAATCAGATTGTTGCACAACTTCTTAATCCAAGCAGTAATCTAAGTGGGGTGGCTGTAAATGTATTTAATAAGTTAGTTAGTACATTTAAACCATATGATGATGAAGAAATGTTAGCATATCAGAATGATATTAAAGGCATACGTGAATGTAAAACATTTTTTACAGTAAGCAGTGCAAAACAAATTCTTAAAAATCATCGTGAATTTCGAGGACTACATTATGGTGAAATTTTAAATAATCTCAATGAAGCAAATTTTATAACTCAGATTGGTAAGGTTAAGCATGGTAAGATGAATATATATTGTCTTGAAGTTACTGAACCTTATGGTAAGAAGAAAATAGAATTTGACGATGATATTGTAAATGAGTATGTTGAAAATATACCTTTCATATATGGTATCCCCTCATCTGAAATTGAGGCAAAAATGAAAAATGAAAAAAATGAGTCTGAGTATTCTCAGAAACCGTATGGTAAATTGAAGCAAGCTCCATGGTTCTTTAAGAAATGATGAGATGAGTTTCAGATGAGATGAGATGAGAGCAGATGAGAGAGGGCTTAAAATGATAGTTGAACATGGTGTATATCGTGCAAAGTTAAATCAGGACGTAGACCTTGTGTATTTTAGTCGTTTAAAGGCTTTTGGATTACACTACTCTGAGAAGCCTATAACGTATAATTCTGTACCATGGAAGCATAAGCAACCTATTATAGAAGACGTTACACAATGTAAACATCCTAAGAAATGGAATAAGCATTCAAAAGAAGTACAGATAATTAAAGAATTTCTGGAAAATTATGAAAAAGAAAATAAAATAAGATCAGATGAGGAAGATGAGAGGGAGATTCTCAGAGCTATAAAAGAGATTGCAAGTGATATAGATAAGGTTAGAACTGAAATACTTAACAAGAAGAAAGAAATTAAAAAATCAGACCCATTTCATATCACATGTGATGACTGTGAATGTTATGGTTGTTTTAAGACAAATGAGTGTGGTGAATGTCGTTGATAGGTAAACTATATGGTAAATTTGATGGACCAGCCGATGCTGACTATTGTGGCGTATGTGGAATGGAGTTGAAAGAGATGAAACTATTTGGTAAATGTAAAAAAATAAAAGGTAATTCAAAAACACAAGAATATAGATCAGAAGAAAAATTTAATGTATCAGTAGATGATGGAGATAAAATACATCTTGACTATGATGTTAATATTGAAATGGGTGAGATAGCAGATGTTGAAATCTTTGTAACCGTAGTAGCAAAAACAAGAGGTGTGATTTAATGAAAAATAAAGAAATTATTAAAAAACGTAAAGATTTTCTAACAGGTGAATTACGTCATGTTAGGAACAAAGATATGAGAAGCATACTAACAACAGAACGTGATACATTAGAATGGGTATTAGGAGATGATGACCTTGAATAAAGTAGACTTATTTATTATATATGTATTTGGAATATTAGGAACACTTATTGCATTCTCCATATTTATGTTTGCATATGGGTGGGCGACAGGTATTAAAGTGGATTGGAATATTGTATTGATAATTTCGGTAGTATATGCATTGATATTATCACCAATATTATTCATGGTAAACTATACTAACAGTAAAAAGGTCTTGAGATAAATGTATTATCCAATTAGTGATGGGGTTGTACAAATAGATGAAAATGACTTATCTTTTATAGATCAGTGGGATTGGAAAATTTCAGAACGTGGTTATGCAATTACCATACATGGTAATATTAAAATGCATATGTTACTTTGTCCAAATAATGATGTTGTTCATCATATTAATGAAAATAAATTAAACAATAAACGTAATAACCTCAAAGGATTAAGTAATAGTGAACATAGAAAAATACATTCTAAAGATTTATGGAAAAAATCAAAATATCCTGGAGCATGTTTTAATAATACTAAAAATCCAGAAAAGAAATGTTGGCAAGTTCAAATACAAAAGGATGGATGGATAAAAAGATTAGGTTATTTTGAAGACCCAATAACAGCTAGCATGGTTTATAAAATTGTAAGGGGTGAAATTGATGAAATGGGATAATGCAAAACCATATGATAATTTAACAGTAGGTCCAACCATTAAAGATATAGATAATTTAATAGACCATGGATGCAAAGACAACGCTAATATGCAGGAGAATCCAGAAACAGCCCATAAATATGTTGCAGATTTTGCAACAAAACAATATGCTCTACTTAAAATATTAACAGGTGAACAAGCAGAAGCACATATGAATGCATATTTACACGTTCACGATGCTGAATACCTTTATGCTAGACCAATAAACTGTTTACAACACGATTTAAGGTTTTTTATCAAATATGGTCTTAAAGTAGATGGTACTGGACTACACACATCAGTTGCTGGTCCTGCAAGAAAACTACCTGTTCTTATAAATCAAATAGGTCAGGCTATGGGAGCAGGACAAGCTAATTGTTCAGGAGGACAGGGCTTAGCAGCTATGAATACTTTTATGTCTCCTTTTGTTTGTGGTATGGAATATGATGAAATAAAACAAAACATGCAGTCTTTTATATATAATTTAAACCAAGCATATGTATCACGTGGTGGACAAAGCATATTCTCGTCAGTTAATCTAGATTTTAATATACCAAATTGGTTATTAGAAGAAACTGCTTATGGACCGTATGGTAAATCTGTTGGATTTTATGGAGATTATCAAGATGAAGCAGACCAAATATTATTAGCATTTACAGAGGTGATGTTAGATGGTGACTACTATAAGAAACCGTTTTTGTTTCCCAATACCGTATATAGAGTTGAAGGAAAACCTGATTCGGAATTGTTGGATAAAGTATCGGAGTTATCAGCAAAATTTAGTATACCATATTACAGTAAAACAGTAAATGGAGAAGAATATCATACTGTTATGGGTTGTCGCACACGTTTAAATAGTAATTGGACAGAAGACCCAAATTTAGACTGTTTACGTACTGGTAACTTAGCATATATTAGTTTAAATTTACCACGATATGCTTTAAAGGGTAACTTCTATGATGAATTAGATAAAGCATTAAGGATAGCAACAGGCATTTTATTAATGCGTAGAGCACGTGCTGAAAAGCTTATGAATAAAGGCATGATGCCATTTTTAAATCAGGAGGATGAATATGGAGATAAATACTATCGTCTGGATAATGCAACTCTTAGTTTTGGTGTTGTGGGGCTTAGTGATTGTGTTAGGGTCATTAGTGGCAGTGGATTGGATGATGAAGAGAATCAGAAGCTTGGAATGGAAATCTTAGAATATATCAATGAATTTGCTCAACAGTTGGTGAAATCTAATGGTTATAGATGGACAGTGCTTGGTAGCCCTGCTGAAAGTACAGCACATAGGTTTGCTATGGAAGATAGGAGAAAATACAGAGATAGAGCACGTGTACATGGTACAACAGGAGGATATTATTACACAAATAGTACCCATTGTGATGTGGATGCTGACATTCATTTCATCCAGAAGATTAAAAGAGAGCAAGATTATCATAAGCTCACCAGTGGAGGGCATATCTTTCATGGATGGTTGGGAGAAGGGTGGACAACAAAAGAATCAGTCTGCAATCTTACTAACAAAATTATTGATAACTCTAACCTTGGATTCTGGACAATCACCAATGCATACAGTTTCTGTACCAGTGAAAATAAGATGTTAAAGGGTATTCAGAATGAATGTCCTGATTGTGATGGTGATACGGAAGTTTATGACCGTATAACAGGGTATCTACAAAAGATAAGTGGTTGGAACAAAGGAAAACAAGAAGAGTTTAAAGATAGAAAGAGGTTTTAATCATGAAAATGGAGATAACAATCAATGATTTAAATGAACTACTTGAAAAAGCATTAGGTTTTGATTCTGTAACCATTGATGAAGGAACTATATTCACATGGCAACTTGCAGGTGCTGTAAAAAATAGACAAAAAATAAGGTTTAATCTGGGTGATATGCTGAACTTAAAAATAAACGTAGAGAATGATTAAAATGAAAACAGTAAAAGTTGAAACGGTTGGATTGACCAGTGATGATTTAAATAAGTTTAATCAACATCCATTAGTACCACCTACAACTAAACAAGCATGGCATGGTTTTGAATTTGTAACATGCAGGAAAGACTATAAGAATAAAACAATGTGGAGAGGTAAATTAAGAGTTGGAGATAAATTTATAAACTCTGGGTCATATAATGACCCTATAACTCCACAATTGTTAATTAAATTTATAAAAGGAGAACTAGAAAATGGTTAGACGAGAAGAAATGAAAGAAATAGTTATTATGACAGACCCACATATAGGTGGTAGAACTCATCAAGCAGCATTTTTAGACTTTGCAATTGATTATATAGCAGCAGAGGATTACAGATATTGGATGTATGTAGGCGATGGTATAGAGAATAACCTATTAAGTAGTGCAGGTACTCCATTTGAACAGACATTGCAACCAAGACAACAACGAAGAGAATTTATTAGAAAGTTTACACCAATAAAAGATAAATGTAAAGCATTTAATACCCATTCAAATCACCTGATTCGTACCGAAAGAGTAGCTGATTTAAGTGTGGATGAAATGTTAGCTGATGCTATGAATATGCCATACACTTTACCTGTTGATGAGGTTCAGATACCAGTAGGTGATAAGGTATATGATATTATCCATGCACATGGAGCAACAGGTTCAACCACAATGGGAGGCAAGATGAATGCTATTGAAGCATATGCTAAACATTATGATGGTGATATATTTGTCATGGGGCATGTGCATACAATGATGCAGTATCCTAAGTGGAAGATTAGACATAATAAATACAGAGAACAGTTCTTCATGATTGGTGGAAGTTTCTTAGATTTCTTCAACAGTTACGGACAGAAAAAGAACTATTCTCCAACACCTGCTCAGTTTGGTAGTCTTATATTAACTGAGAATAATGATGTGGACTTTAAAAGGTTCTATTGTTTAGACCCAGTAATCAATTATGATTAGAGGTGATATAATGATACCATCATTAGAAATTATAGAAAATAAAATATTAGAAATAGTAAAAGGAGAACACATATATGTATCTATTAATAATACATATGTTATAGGAGTTATACTCACATTAAATAAGTATAGAGTAGAATGTGTGCCTCGTGTTTATATATCATCTATGATGCATACAAATAAAAGATTTTTCCATGAAATAGAGAAAAAGGATATACATACTATAAGATTTATATGTGAAAATGTTGAAGATATATTAGATGTTTTTAAAGAGCGTATAGAATTTTTAGAAGAACAAGAATTGAAACGACAACAAAATATTAAGTATCAACTTGAACAGGAAAAAATAAATAAAGCTAAGGTAGAAGAAATAGATAAATGTTGTATGGAAAAACTTAAAAAATTAGGGTTAAGATAGGTGATATAATGTTCGATGATAGACCAAATGATGAAATAATTGATATAATAATGGCAACACTTGATACTCTTAAAGGTCGTGTTGCTGATTTAGAATATGAGAATGGTGAACGTGAAACACGTATTGAAGAACTTGAAACAGAACTTGAAGAGGAGAGAGAAAACCATAGTGTGAGGGATATGTAATGGAACGCAGAATACGAAGAGGCGATTTTATAGCACAAGGACGTGATGGTAATATGATTGGAATTGAAGACGCAATAAACGAGAGAGTTCCACGTCATTTTATAGACTCTAGTCTATTAACAGAAGAACAACTTAGAGATATGTTTAGTATAGTATATGCAGAACATGACCTAGTAGAACCAAATCCAAGAGAACCAGAAACAATTAATAGCGTAATACGTGACTTAATAGATGAAGCTGGAATTGGTTTTGAGCATATTGGTCATGTAGAACCAAGATTAGTAAACTTAGGAGATTTATCAGAGAGACCTAAACCAACAGAATTTAGTGCTAAAGTAGAGGTTGATATGAACGAAAGACTTAATAGGAGAAATGATTAAATGGAATTTGAACAACTACCAGATATTGAAATGTTCATAATGAGAGCAGGGAACTTAGATGAAGCAACAGAAGCAACACGTGCATTAATGGAATTAGATGTAGGCTTTTGTTTTAGTGAAGGGTCTGAAACATATAATATAGTATTAGACATATTTAACTATCAAAAAATGATGGAAGTTATGGTTGAGAACATTGGAGACGTATTGGAGGAAGGAATGGATGGGGAAGAGTAGAATATTATTAGATTCTCATGAAGTTACTAAGACTATTGCGTTTGCTAGAAAGTATTTAAAAACCGATGACATTGAGGTTATAGTATTAGAAGCGTGTGACCTAATTCTTATATTAGAAGATGGTACACCAATACTATGTATTGAACGGAAACGTGTAGATGACTTCTTAGATAGTATGAAGGATAGATTAAAAGAACAGCCATTAAATATGCAACCATATCCGTATAGGTTTATAATAATAGAAGGCGACTTCGATGAACTTCGTAAAAAACATAAACGATATAGACAGTATTCAGATGAACAAATCTATGGTATGATAGCTGCTCTTGAAATGGACTTTAATGTAAGTGTATTAGGTCCTATTAAGACACCACGTAAGTTTTGGATACAAGTAGAAAGATTAATATTTAGAGCTAAAAATCCAAAGGCAAGAGAATATGCAAAAATATACAAACCAAAAATCACAGCAAAAAACAAAAAAGATAAAGTCTTATCAGCAATCTGTTCGGTTCATGGATTGTCGGAGAAAAAAGGAATGGTGGTTAAAGACGAAGTTACTAGTATTAGTCACCTCTGTACTCTTAGTGTGGATGACCTTTGTAAGATTGATGGGATAGGTCCAGTGATGGCTAAACGTATAAAGGAGACATTTAAATGATTTATTGCCCTAAATGTATACAAGAAATGAAACTAATAGAAATCGGATATATTTGTGACCCACCAGATAAGGTTGCAAAACTATATTTCTATGAATGTGGACGTTGTGGAACAAAACATATAGACGAAGAGGATTTATTATGATATTAAGAATAGATGAATTTGCAGAAAATTTAAAGAAACTATCTAGATTAACTAGAGATACTATGCCAAAAATCATATTAGATAATAATGAAATATGTCTTAACTTTAGATATGATTTAAGTAGTCTTACAGATGAAAACGCAAAGTATTTGAATGGTATAACAGATAAATGGCAGTTAGAAGTGTATCATTCAAAATTAAAAGTATATTTTCCATTAGGTGAATAAAATGAAACAAGCAATAATAGTTCGTAAAGATTTAAAGATGCGATGTGGTAAGATAGCAGGACAGGTAGCTCATGCTAGTTGTAGAGCATTTAACAAAACAGATTTGATTAGTTATGCTCATTGGTTTGCTGATGGGGAAACAAAAGTTATATTAAAAGTAAATTCAGAGAACGAATTACTTAGGATTGTAGAAGTGTGTAAAGCAATGAACATACATAATTATGCAACAGTTAATGACTTGGGTAAAACACAAATAGAAGCAGGAACATTAACAGCAGTTGGTATCGGACCACTTAGAAATGAAGTGATTGATCAATTGGTTGGTGATTTAAAGTTATTATAGGAAACTATATAAACAACTTACAACAATTATATTAATAGAGGTGATAAGATGATTCATGCAGAAGTTGAATTTAATACTGGTGGTGCTGCAATAGCAGTATTCAGTCGTGATAGTGATGGTAAACGTATTAAACAGGTAGAACGTTTCCAGCACTATTTCTATACACCAGATGAAGAAGGGAATTACACAACACTATTTGGTGAGAAATGTAAGAAAGTACCAGTCTATCAATTTTGGAAAACAAAAGAGACGGTTCAGTTATACGATAAAACATTTGAGTCAGACTTATCATACGTTAATCGTTTCCTAGCAGACCATGGACATAAATTTCAGTCAGAAAGAGAACCACGTAAACTGTTCTGGGATATAGAGACGACAGAGTTAGATTGGGAAGAAGGTCAAATTATATCCATAGTAGCATATGATAGTTATGAAAAAGAATATCATGAGTTTATATGGTATCCTGAACATGAAACATGTGATTCAGAACGTAAAATGTTATTAGAGTTTGCTAAGTTTGTTAGAACGATAGAGCCAGACGTGATGAGTGGGTGGAATTGTAGTAAGTTTGATGTACCATTTTTGTTAGGACGAATGGAAGTAAATAATGTACCATTAGGACTACTTTCCCCTATGGGTAAAGTGGATAGATGGGTAGGAATTAAAGGACATGAAGTGATAAGATTCAGAGGTACAGCATTAATAGACATGCTTGAAGCATATCAAAAGATGTCATACTTTGAATTAGAAACATACAGATTAGACTATGTAGCAGAACAAGAACTAGGAACTGGTAAAAATGAAATATCAAAGCTCCCTGGACGTATATGGGAAGAAGGAGATTACGATACACTATTACTTTACAACAAACGTGATGTTGAAATCCTCAGACACTTGGATGAAAAGCTTAACATCATCCAATTCCTTGACACGATTTCTGAGATTGCATCAATCGACATACAAGACACCCTTCACAATTCAAGGATCGTGGACGCTTATATCCTCAAATACACAACTAGTAAAGGAATTATCTTACCTTCAAAAGATTTCACGAGAAAATCCAGTGGTTATAAAGGTGCAACTGTACTTGAACCTGACAAGGGAATCCATAACCAGGTCGGTGTCTTTGATTTGGCAAGTCTATACCCCTCAATCATTATTTCGTTTAATCTATCCCCAGAAACTATATCTGCCCGGCAAAGAGCCAACACTAGAGAAGGCTGTGCTGATAAGCCAGTGGGAAGAGGACTTGGAAGTGTCGGACTTGTACCAACTCTACTCGAAGACCTTTTCACACTTAGAAAAGAGTACAGAGACCAAGGGCTTGATAATGAGCAACGAGTTGTAAAAGAGATAATGAATAGTTTTTATGGTGTAATGGCGTTTCCGTCATTCAGATTATATACACCATTAATGGCAGAAGCTATAACAAGACATGGACGTGAGATAATTGAACATACAAAACAGGTGGTTGAAAGAGAAGGTTACAAGGTCATCTATGGTGACACTGACTCTGTATTTGTTAGTGGGCTTCCTAATGCTAGTGTTGCACAATCCCTTGAGCATACCCTTAACGCTAGTTATAATCTATATGCACGTGATCATGGACTAACAGAACACAGATTACGAATAGAATTTGAAAAATTTGCAACACGTGCTATCATGGTTGGAAAGAAACGATATGCTCTGAAGATTGGTGATGATGAATATATAATTAAAGGTTTCCAAATGGTACGATCAGATGCACAGCAAAAAACAAAAGACATACAGGAAAATATTATACATAAAATCTTAGACGGTGCAACAAACAAGGACATTAGGGAATATTTCCTTGCAGAAAAAGATAAGATTCTAAGGGGTAACGATTTAAATGGTATTGCCATACCACGAAAGTTCACCAAAGCATTAGATGAGTACGCATTTAACACGTCTATTGAAGCTGCTAAGTTTTCAAACCGTAACTTTAAAACCAACTTTGGAAAAGGTGATAAGATAGTATTTTATCATATTAAATATGCACCGACAGGTATAAACAATCCAGATGAACCAAAAGAAGAAGACGTACCGATTGCTATTGCTGTTGAACATGGTGGTAAGATACCAGATGGTTATATAATAGATGTTAAAAAGCATTGGGAAAGAATAAATAAATCTATTGTACCATTGCTTGATGAGATTGGGTGCTTAGACCCTACGAAACAAAAAACTTTGGGGGATTTCTTTGACTAAAATAATATCATTTAGTGGTGGTAAAGATAGTACAGCAATGTGTATCCTATTAAAAAAAGGATACATAGATGCTGATGTTATTAGAATGTGTACGCTAGGAGATTGGGATTGGGGTGAAATGGAAGCTCATGTAAAACAAGTTGAAGAATATCTTGATATGGATATTGAAAGAATTGATTTATCTGATGTCATCCAACGTGATTTTAAAAAGTATGGGTTTGCACACTTTAGATTACGATGGTGTACAGGTCTTAAAACACAAGCATTAAATTGGCTGACCACTAAATCAGATTTAACATACATAGGAATCACCGTTGATGAATATAAACGTACACTAAAACATCATTATAAATCACAAGTGAGATTTCCATTAGTAGAATATAATTATACAGGAGAAGATGCATTAAAATTATGTACTGCTGAAGGATTTAGATTTGGTGGTATATATGAACACCATGAACATTTTAATTGTTGGTGTTGTCCTTTACAAAAGGTAGGTGAAATAGAATGGTTATGGTTAAATCGACCAGATTTATGGCAGAAATTGTTAGAAATGCAAGATGGAACTGATAGATGGTTTCACAATGGTCATACAGTACATGACTTTGATTATAGGTTTGAGAATGGGCTTAGAGGGTGGAAATGGTTAGATCGGTAAATACCCTCTCCCCCAAAAATTTGAAATTTTAAAGTAAGTAATACTTTTGAGGTGATTAGTATGACATATTTAACAGAAAAAGATGAGAAAGAATTAGTAAGTTTAATCAAAACTAATCTATTTGCAGCATTTGTATTAGGTATGGTAGCTGGAATGGTATTAGAAACAGTATTGTTAATAATTATGGCGGTAAGATAATGAAAGAATATTGTAAACAATGTGGAAAATGCTGTACACCATGTATAGCATTATCTCCACAAGAAATAAACCGATATGTACATCAAAACTTCCCATTCTTTGATAAAACAAAGTGGGATTATATGAGTAATGATTTTTTATTGATATATTCGGATATGACACCCATATCGTATGAAAAAGCATGTAAACTTAATCCTGAAATGAAGAATTATGACCCAAAAGGACGATATTTCTTTAAATGTTCACATTTAATGGATAATAATAAGTGTGATGTGCATGATAAGCTACGTAAAGGTGGAATGTGTGATGGATACCCATTTTATGAGAAAAAACCACATGATGGATTTTGGTATGTTGAAGAATGTGGATATAAGGAGTGTTTGAAAGAAAATGATGAATGATGGAATGTATAGTAGCAATAAAGATGATTGGAGAACTCCAAAAGGTCTATTTAAAAGAATAAATGATATATTTCAATTCGATTTAGACCCATGTGCAAGTGATAAAAATCATATGTGTGAATTATATTTCACAAAAGAAGATAATGGGTTAGAACAAGATTGGGTAGGTAATGTGTTTATGAACCCACCATATGGACGTGTAGTAACAGAATGGGTTAAAAAGGCATATAATGAAGTTATGAACGAAAATGCAGATGTTGTTGTTTGCTTACTACCAGCACGTACAGATACACGATGGTTTCACGACTATTGTATTAAAGGTGAAATATGGTTTATTAAAGGTAGATTAAGTTTTAGTGGTGGTGGAACAGCACCATTTCCTAGTATGTTAGTTATTTTTAAGAAAAATGTAATAAATTGTAAAGTTTGCACCATTGATAGATAACTATTTATATAACTTATAACAATTGTTATATAGAGGTGATATGGTGAGAGAATGTAAATGTGGAAACAAATCAGTAGTCAAAGAACATTTCTTATCTGGTCCTAAAAACTTTAAAACATTAGAAAATGGTGAGAAACCATACGGACACCAAATGATAAGAACCTTTGTACATTGTAAGGCATGTGGTACATTACTAGGAACATACAGGCACTGGGGAAACTATGATAAAAATGATATTTAAGCGTAATGGTAAGGATGTAAATGCATTAAAAATTGCTGGTAACTATAGTATGTGTGTAGAAGCAGCCAGACAGCAAATGATGGCAGAAAGAGAAATACAAGAACAGGATGTGATGGATAGTGAATAGTGATATATTAGAACAAGCAATAAAACATTTCAGGGGAGATGAACCGGTTGATATTGTTATACTATGTGTTGATTTTGCATCAGCCGATCATCTTAT